GACGTTCGTCACCAATTGATCGGCGATAAATGCCGGATTGTTCCAGGCGTCCATGATCTCGTTGTAGACGATCTGGCCGGTGATCCGGCTGAATGCCCCTGTCGTCACGGCTCCCGCGCCAGCTTCGGACAGTTCGGTTACCGAGTAGCCTCCGTCGGGAAGCCAGCTCTCGATGATTTCCCGCCCACACCGGTCGCCGTGCGAATCAGTGATGAAATTCTCGAATAATTGTCGAACCGAAAAGTCGTGGGGGGCAACGTTTTTCTTCTTGAAGTCGGCCCTCAAGTCCTTCCAAAATTGGTCTTCATCTTCTCTTTTTTTGCGGGCTTGTTCATAGAGCCTGCAGTAATCACGGGTGATGCGATTTGCCATCTTCTTCCTCCAAAGATACCACCCGACCGCCGCAGGAGAACATCACGGCGGTCGGGCAGTGGGTGACATGCAGTACCGATTACTGCAGGACAAACGTCTTAACGTATCTGCCAACAGCCGCCGTAATCGACGTCTAGCGTCTGGGCTTCGCCGGCTGACGAATTCTTGATTCCGAAAAACAATGCCATCTCCCCAGTGCCTGCTGCGGGATCAGACAAGGTGATGATGTGCTTGATCAATGTGCCATTCGTGTCCTTGCACTGTTTCCAGTTGTAGCCGCCGTCGGCATCGTGATAGTACGTCACGCGCTTGTCCGTCGCCGATACTGGTTCGACATGGATCATGTAGGACTCGTATCCCGTTCCCACGCTGATATCCGTGGTCGTCACGGTCTGCGCGACAGAGGAAGCGGCAGTGGCTTCCACCGCCAAAGTTGCAGCGCCGGAGTTCTTGAAGAACATGGCACCGTGATAGGTTGCCGCTGGCCCAGCTTCGTTATCCTGGATCGTGTCCGCTCCCGGCGCGTCGATCAGGCCGAAGGCGAAGGCCGCTGCATTGGCGCTTACCGCAGTCAGCTTTATCCGAGCGATGGCGAGCAAAGGCTTGTCGACCGCGAACTTGAAAAGTTCGTTGGTTTCCAAGTACGCTTCGCCATTGTCCGCGGTGCCGGCGGAAAGAGTCACGATTCCGCCTACCCCATCCGCATCGATAGCGACCGCGGCTCCGGTGTCCGCTGAAGTCTTGAGCCAGACCGTGCCATCGACGAAATCGATAAAATCGTCAAACACACCGAACTGCCGGATGTTGAGAAGGGCCGGTTCATCGGCGAGAACTTTTGTAGCCATGTTTGTTTCCTTATTGGTTTGCGTTACCGAAACGAACCGCTTACGCTACCGGTTGAAACTTTCCTCCAATTCTCCGCGCAATTGCGCGTACGAAGTTGAACCCTGTTGAGGTCTCGGCGCCATGTAGGGCCTGATTCCAATCCTGGCCGCGTCAGGAAGTGATTCCGCGAAGGCATCCATGTCTTTCCGGTTGGCCTTGCTGCGCAACGTCGTCAACTGTTGCTCGCTCAGCGCGGTCATGTCGATCCGATGGGCGCTAATGCATTCCATCAGATCGGTGCTCTTCTGCAGGTCAGCCAACTTGCTTTCGAGAGCAGTGACCTTTTCCTGTAGATTGATTGCACTCTTTTTCTGAGATTCGGCCGCTTCCGCTGCGGCTTTTTCGTCCACCAGTTTTTTGTCCGCAACCTCCTTGTCAGCGGCAATTTTCTCGGCAGCGATCTTGTCCGCAGCCGCCTTCGCTTCAGCGGCCTTTTTTTCGGCGTCAGTATCAGTGGCAGTCGCCATGAGACTCTCCCTTAACTCGTCCAGAGAAAGCGAGTCGTCACTGACGATCGCCAGCACCGACTCGCACAGTTGCTGACGCTCGAGGTTATGGGACTCAAACAAACCCTTGGTCGTAGCCGGATATCGAACCAAATCCACGCTCGTCACCCGCTCAATTTCCTCGACAACGCTCTCCCCGTTCTCGGCCCCCAGCAGGCCATTGGCGACATGAGAGAGACCGAGTTGTTCCGGCATGCGCCTGGCGGCTTCAAGGAATTGCGGTGTGTAGGGATGCGTCTTCAAATACTCGAGGTCGCCCCATAAAGCCCGTTCTCCGAAAACCACATTTTTCAGCCGGCCGAACCCGTCGCGCACCCTGCGCTCCTCCACGCTGTGATCGACGTTGACGCCCATCCCCTCATAGAGCCTTACCGCTTTTTGGAGCGCGGCCTCCTTATACCGCCGGCCGTTGCTGCTGATCGTGCCGAGGACTTTCACCCGGCGGACGATGCCGGCTTCCTCGTCGATATTGGCCGTGGTCCAACCAACTTTTTCCATCAGCAGCATGGCCAAGCCTCCATCATCGAAAAACTCGGGCGAACCAACGAAAAAACGCCGTGCAGGGGTGCGGCCCCGCACGGCGTTCGCGTTGACTGGTGTCACGGGCGGTAGCTAGCCGCCAGTGTCGCCCGGTTGTGCTGTTACTTGCCTAATTCTGGCATCCTACCATTTTGTCCAGGTTCGTCACCCTGGGGTTGAAATTCCTTGTCCCCGCCACCAACTGCCAAACCGGCTTTGCCGAGCACGCTGGGATTCAGTTGCTCCGGCAATGGCGGATCCTCTTTGAGCATCGCTTGCTCGTGTTCGTAGTTCAACTCTTCCTTGGCGGACCATGTCTGTTTGCTGACCAGGCCCCGCTGGAAGAGAACGTCCCGGATTTTGGTTTCCTCGAGTCGATTCCGGATATTTACCCGCGGTGCCTTGATCTCAAGTTCGATCCGAGTCTTGAGATCGGCCAAGGTCTGGATTCCCCATTGTGCGAACCGTCCAGCCATGACGGCGACAGCCAGCATCTTCCATTTTGCCTCTGCCATGAACTCGATAAACCAGACCTGCTCCGCCTCAATGGCTTTTACGAAAGGAGTTTCCGCTACAAGAATTGACGCGAAATTTGTATTCCCAGCGTTCGATGAAATGATGAACTCTGGCATGTTCCACCGGACCGCGACGTACCGGAGGATAGCCTGTCCAACGTCGATGAAGACCGCCCCAGTGCCCATCGGGCCCGGCTTGTAAACCTGTCCCGCCCTAACGTCCAAGATCGTTCCGGGCAAGTACCGCTGGTATCGGTGGGTCCGGCTGGTCCCGCCGGGCGTTGTCCGGTTTAGCTCGAATTCGGTCTTTCCGCTGCCCAGGCTGAGAACCTGGGAGCCAGTAGTCCCCGGGGCGTGCTCCCGGATGAAGGCGATCGCCGACTGGACCGTGGCTCCCTCGCCGACGTTCCGCAGGACCTTGTCCGCCCGCCTGAGTTCGGAGCTCACTGGATGGAAGTCGCTCACCCCACGCTTGCAGTTGGCGGGCACGTTCCGCTTCCCGTGGACCATCCTGGCGGCCGGGACCCAATGCCAGTCCGTTTGGTCACCAGTCAAATCGACGAAGTAACTGAGCGGTCTGTGGGGCCTTCCCAGCGATGTTTGGATGCCGAACCGCCAATTCGTCGAAATCTGGCCCGTGAAGTCGTCCATTCCGCGCCAGTCGTTCGGTTCCGTAATGGCGTCCGGCTCCCGGAACAGGCAATCTACCCGGCCGCCACCGATCGGCTCCAGCTCGAGAAATGGCTCCCCATCTTGGATTGATCTTTCGTGAAACTCCTTCTCGTAAAAACGCCACTTCAGCCGCTCGTCAAACTCGTCATTCCAGGTCTGGACCTCCTCCGCTAAGGCAGAGTCCTTCTTGTCCTTGGGGCTGAAATCATATTCAAACCCGGTCCCGAAGGTGTAGTTGCGGAGGGCGACCTGGGCGCCGATGCCCGCTGGATTCTCCTGGCCGAGGAGCCGCCCGTCTCCGCGAATCTCGGCCAGATCGACCTCGTTTTCATAGATCGGCTCGTTTTTGCCGTCCTCGCGGTCGGAGAGGCGGCTTTCGTGCCCCGTGAAGATTCGAGACCGATACTCAAAGCGGGCGTCATCGTCCAGGAATCCGAGGCGATCGCCAATGACTTCTCCGGATTCGCGCAGTTGCTGGTCATTGCGGAGCTGTTTCAGCTGCGCCCGCGCCAACTCGAGTTCTACTTCCGTCCGGATTTCAGCTAGTTCTTCAATCGCGGTCATACGAAGTTCCGATGCGGCTGCTCCGATAATATCTGATAGAGAGCTTGGTTGCCAACGTGTCCACGGCACATGACTCGGCATCGGCCGTTAACCGGAGCCAACCATCGCCGGCCCCAGATTGCCTCGAATGGTTCCTTGCTTAAGTCACCCAGGGACTCGCCTACTTCGCCGCGTTTGTTGCAGCAGGTCCAGACGCGCCCATCCGGCGTAATGACCGTCTGCAAACCGCTCCATAAACATGTGTTATATCCGTGCCCGGACCAATTCGCATAGGCTTTGAAACGAGTGGCGTCAAAATCAACGGGAATTTTATCACCATTGTCCCGAATATCGAGAGATTTGGCCCACTCGCGAAATCCCGTGGGGACCGCTGGGTTGGCCGCGTCAAATTCGATCGCCGGGCGGAATTGCACATAGGAGGCGCCCAAACTGGCGGCCAAGTCGATCATTTCGCCGGTGCGGCGGTAGTTGTCGGCATGGAGCAGAAATCCAGCGCCGACGGTCAATCCGGCTGCCGCCAACTCTGTGACTCCTCTGCAGGCCGAATACAATCTGTCGACGCCCTTCGATTGCTCGTAGGATGCCCTGTCAGGCTCGTCCAAACTCACGTAAGCCCACTCGAGATCATTCGCAAGTCTCTTGGCTGCTTCGCTCGTGATGTGGCAGCCGTTCGTATAGAGGCCCTGGTCCAAGCCCTGCCGGTATCCCACTTCCACGATCGCCAGATAATCCGGATGAAGAGTCGGTTCGCCCCCTCCGGTCCACGTGACGGAGCGCACGCCATAAACCGCCAATTCACTCAGAATCTTCTCTGCCAAAGCGGTATCCATCAGATCGCCGACTTCAACCGATCTGCGATTCGCCAGTGGTCCTCGCGTATGCGTGTGCGCAAAGTGACACCAGTCGCAGCCCAACGAACACCTATTGCACAGATCGATCTCCACGTTGATCGGAGGCGCAACGGAGCCTTCGTTGAGAGCGTGCAATCGGTCCAAGTGACCGAGCAACTTCGATCTGGTATCCGTGTAGCTCACTTGATTTTCCTCATTACGAATATGAGCCAATCGTTTTCCACCCATGCTGCGACCCAGCCGTAGTTTCTCAACCAAGCGGAAACATTGACGGTTTTATCTTGGTTATCTGACAACAGACAATCTCCGGTCAGCCCATCCTCTGGAGGATTTAGTCGTGGATCAAGCGAGAAGTTCCACTGATGCAATCCGTGATATCGCTCATTTCTTCCTTCGTTCGGATGATGGCGCAGGATCAAGTGACCGCCTTTGACTGTTAGACGCGCCATGTTGTCGATGATGGTTAAGGGATCGCCGGCATGATCCAACGAGTTTCGGGCATAGGTGAAGTCAAAGCTGAATGGGAGAAACCAGGTAAGCAAGCCTTCGCCAGTGATCGGCAGACTCATGATAGGCGGATGAATATTCAGTTCCTGCAACAATGATTCGTACTCTCTGGCCAATCTATCCGTAGCCACGATTTCCAACTGCGCACTCGGATGTTGATTGCCAAGGAAACTCATTGGCCCAGCGCCGACATCCAGAATTCGCACACGAGTTCCGGGGCTGATTTTTTCTTCGATCATTGGCTCGCTTAACGGACCTCCATCGCGCCTCCGCAGGAATTCCTCATGGCATCCGGCAAAGCCAGAAACCTTTCCCTCACTGGTCAGCCATTGACGCCAGAAATCGAATTCGCTTTTTTCGGCTGGAGTCATGCGTGCATCGTGCTCCAAATTTTCTGGATTTGATCATGAGGATAGTGAGGGTAGGATACGACAGCTTCGCATCCGTTGTAATGGCTTAAATCTTCGGTCACCAGCCAACCACTTTGCTTGGCCTGCGCGTAGAATGGCGTGCCGGGCTGGGGTGTGCTGATCGAACATTGCCATCGCTGCATGCGGCTGTTTTTCCGCCAAACGTTAGCTCGCCGCATGGTGGCGATATCGCCTTCGGGCGTCGAACCGGGCGCGCCGATCTGAAATGTGCCGAACACCAGGATGCCGAATTCATGGCACCATTCCATGAACGTCTCTAGCTTCTCGAGGAACATCTTCTTCTTGATCGCCTTTCCTGCTGAGTCTTCTAGGCTCTCCACACCGATGCGGATTTGCCGGTATCCGGCCCTGGCGCAGAGTTCAACCAGTTCTCTGGTGAACGTCCAATAGCCACACATCGCATCATAGCTGTAGCAGTTGAGCCGTCGTTCAATCAGCCGCTGACAAAAGTCACTCAGCCATTTGGCGCTAGCATTGTGAGCTTCATCATTGAAGAAACAGCCAGAGAAATCGTCGCCATAGCGGTTCGCCAAGTATTCGATCTCATCGCAAACGCGGTCCGGGTCACGCTGACGATGACTTCGCGAAACGTTCCCATGCCCGCCATAGTACATCGGGACGGCGCAGAACGTACAGGAGAGCGGGCATCCGCGTGTGGCGTAGAGCTGGATCATCCCATCGCAAGGGTTCATATGCTCCCAGTAGTTCAGCCGGCAGATGTCCTCGTCCTCCGGGAATGGAAGCCAATCCAGGTCGATGTACACATCCTGTGATTCAGTGAGGTTCTCGTTCAGAATATTCAGGACCTGCCGTTCGTATTCACCCGCCACCACATAATCCCAGCCGGCCGCTTTCGCCCTGGCTGGATCGGATGTACCCAGTGGACCGGTCAAGATCAGAATCGTACCAAGTGCTTCCTTGCACGGCCGAACTGCGTTGGTCATGGACTCAAATGTCAGAGCCGAGCATTCAGTCACGATCACGTCGGGGTTCAATAGCAACAGTTGCCTGGAATATTCATAACTGTTCCAGCCGAGCGATCGGGCCGTCGGCATGTTGCCGTCAACCATCTTGACGGCCGCATCAGGCAGCTCTCGCTTCAATAGCGTCGATAGATAGGCGAGCTCATATGGGTAGTAGCAAAAGAGCTTCTTGCTGATCCGTCCCGCCAGCCCGTCCCATCGTGACGGAAACAGATTAACCGGCTCTCCGCTATCGAGAATCCCGACTGAGTTGGCGACGATGATCCGCCGCTTTCCTCCACTGTTCGGCCATGATATTGGGGCTCCCTGCATCTTCCCATTCCTCTTGGGTTGCGCCCTTCATCACAGCCAGGGCTTGGTAACCAAGTCGATCGAACCAAGTAAACGTGCGTCCTGATTCAAAAAGATGATTGATGAAATAGAAGTCGGCAGCATAGTCGTTCTTCCAGTTATGTGCTTCCGCTCGCCAAATATCACCGCGAACGATGAAATTGGATAAATCAATATGCCCAAGAATCGGCCAATGTTCCCAGACGGCATCTGTCGGAGTCCGGTGACTTGGAACGATTCCACGCCAGATCACTACGTCCGGATCCTCAGTCATCTCAATGAAGTCGCGCAGCTCCGATACGGCAAGTGCATCATACAGCACGTTATCGTCGCTGAGGATGAAGACATAATCACCATGGACATACTGGGCATGGTTCTTGATGTCGGTGAACATGCCACCCACATCCAGACCGGCATGATCGTAAATGATCACATGTTCAATACGATCGGCGATCGTCTGCATCTGAATGCTGGCTTTGCATTTCTCCAGGAAATCAGCTCTGCGATATGTCGGTGTGTAAACGCTCAGAAATGGTGTATCCATAGTCGTGTCCATGGTAAGAATGATATGGTGCGATTAAAACGGTCTTCGGCAACAAAGATGGTTTGAAGTGATATTGCCACATGACAAATGGCAAGCTGATTTGATCCTGATAGGACCAAAGCATGATCTGATTCATCCAGTCCGCACAGATGGCTCGCGTCAGGGAAGTGCTGCGCCGCGCAAAGACCCCGCATTCAAACAAGCCTTGATTATCCTGAAAGCCGAGCCGGCGATAATACACGAATTGCTCCTCCAGCGGATGGTCGGCATAACGATCCCAGCCGAGACTGTGACTGACTTCATCGCCAACGGTGTCGCGTTTAGAATGCCTGAACAATCCCCAGTCACGACTGTGTGTGTTGTCGATCATCCATTCGGCAAACCGAGAATCAGTAATGTGGCATGATCCATCCATCCAGATGAACCATTCGTAGTCCGTGGAGCAGGTTGCATATTCAGGCAAAATCTTGGGAATCTTCGCACGATAGATGTTGCTCAAGTTTCTGCCGCACAGATTGCGGCATGGCGTCGTCCAGCCTACAGCTGTGTGTCCGAACGCGAAGAAATCGCAAGCGATCGATTGTTCGATTGCTGGGTGCAGGATATCCACGCCACCGTAGTTGGCCGTAATGATCGCGACTTTATTCGACACCGATCATCTCCACTGGTTGATCGTCGTTGATCTCGAACAAGCCGAAGTTCGCTACATGCGCCGCCAATTCGAGAGCCATGGCCAGACTATCGGGCCCGTCGTCGAATTTGTGAGTCGGGAATCCCCGGAGCTGTTCCAACATCAACGATGTCCCTGGGCTGTGGGTCTTGAACTTCAAGAACCCTCGCGACAAAAATGGCGTCACGGCCGCCCGGATTTTCATCCGCTTGTCTTTCATCGTATGAATGCCGTGGATCAACGGATAATAGCCAATTTCCTTGCATCGCCGCGCGAACATGTGCTGCATAACTGCCTGAAAGCCCGTATACTCGATACCTATCGTCTGGGCGCCGAACCCGTGGGCCAGGGCCAACACTTCGTTGACTTGACGCTCTGCGTCCCGCCGCTGGATGTCCGCCTCGATGTACACGTGGCCGCTGGTGGTTACTGACGCCAATGTGATGGCCGAGTAGTCTGTTTTGTTGTTGTGGCCGACCGAAGGATCAAGCGTCATGATCCGGAATCGCGTTTCCTCCATGGGGGGCCACGCATCAAACATGATGTGCTTCCCGAAGTAGTGGGGATCCCACTCGCTGTCCAGAATCTCAGGCGGCTCCTGCTGGTAGAGCGCATCCCACATCCAATGCCGCCCGGAGAGGACGTATTGCTTTCTCTTTCGCTCTAAGGCTTGGATGGGCCATTGCTCGGGCCAAAGTGCCGCCCCGTTATCGTTGATGGCTGGCAGCCGGATGTGCTCCCACTGCTCGCCCAATTCATCGGCATTGGCCCGGATGAAGCCGATCAAGTCATCCCGGTGCCACCTGGTCGCTACTACAACCAGCGAGGCAGTTGGTTCCGCGCGGGTTAAACAAGACGTCAGATACCACTCGATGAGCTTTGTGCGTTGAACTTCGGACAGAGCATCTTCTACGTCCTTGAAGTAATCGTCGATTACGCCGAGATGGAACCCTGCTCCCATCGTACTTCCCCCGCCGACGCCCGCGGAGTAGAACTCCCCTTCATTCGGCCCGGTTC